TCTATCTACTAAAGCATTAGTTTCATATTCACCTGAAACTTGTATTTTATTTGTATCAATTACTTTTAATTGATTTTCTCCATCATTTCTAATAATTACATCAGTTGAAAATAATCTTCTTAATCTTCCAAATAATCCAGTATCTGCCATTTTTTATTTTTTATAGTAGCCAAGAAATATCTTCTTCGCCGTTTGAATAAGGGTTATCTATTTTATATGGATTTTTAAAAGTACCATTGCTTGAATAACCACCCGAATATTTTGAGGTGTTATTACTAACATTATTTAACATACTTTTAGTCATGTCCATTCCTTGTTGTCTTAATTTAAATGCTGTTTCTCTTAAATAACAGCCTATAGAAAAAGATAGAACTAAATCATCATTATACCCTGTTTGGGCTTCAGCTCTACCGTTTCTCCATATAAATACTTTCATTTCCTCTAATAGTCGCACAGATCGAAATGTAACTCCTTTATCTCGCACTGCTTCTTGAAATTTACCAATTGCTATAGGCCTAGTATTTGAAGCCATTGTAAATCCAGGTGTCATTTTACTATAATCCATATATGGATCAAAATAATTGTCTACAGACATACTACTACCTTTAGGGGAATGGTATAAATTCTGGTATCCTCTATCAAGAATTGTTTGGATAGTTGACCATCCTATGCTTGAATTTTCAGGTGCAAGTAAGGCATTATTATATTCAGTTGCTATACCAACTAATAAATTACCAAAATCTTTTGTGCTCATTTGGCCCTTATATTCAGCAACTTGAGTAAACGTTTCAACATCAAATATGTGAAACGCCGAATAGTCTTTTCCATCACCACGAGCAACGTCAGCTACAACTAAATAATCTCTTGAATAATCTGCT